TCTCCCTTCCACGCTCTCAACGCATCGCACAGCGTCGAGCCGGGACCATAGCCGACGATGAGTAGTATACAGCCGATTCCGACATAACCGAGCAGGTCCGCTGCGGCATCCGAGACTGGATATATGATCGCAAGCGCGCCGACCGCGATCAGACCACCGATACCGATGTAGCTCTGGTAGCGTCGATGCCGCCACCACTTGACCGGATCCGGCGGTACGTTCTGGCTGTCGTCTTTAGCGGCCATCGAAACAGTGGTCCTTGTCCCAAATGTTGAGCAGTCGACACTGCAACTTCGCTATCCGCGAGCCTGCCCGTGCGTGGCGATCGAGCCGTGCGGTGTACAGCCACTCGCGTGGCGCCTCGCGAAAGACCATCGTGCCGACAATGACGTTGACTGTCACGTCGAGCGGCAACCCGATACCGAACACGGGCACGGCCCATACGTAGTGATACCAGCGCAGGCGTCCACGATCGCGCCGACTGATCAAGTGCATCGCCTTGATGTACGCCAGCAACGTGACTGCAACAAGGCCGACCACCCCGAGGCCGAACGGCAGCAGGCCGATCTGGTCGATCAGGAGCGAGAATGCCCAGCCGATAAGTATCTCTTCGATCACGATGGGCTCCACAGATAGATCATTATGATCACTGCGATCAGTATGACCGCAATCCAGATCACGTCACAACACCTGCATCCAGCGATTCAAGTCGTGCCCGAACCCGCATGGTGAAGTCATACCACGGGAAACCCTGCCCCGGATCCACCTTGCGCTCCGGGTCGATATCCGAGTGCCGATCGAGCTGCCCGCGCTTTGGCTCGATGCCGTATTCGCGACACCATCGAGCGACTTGATCGACCGTCGCCGTCAACTGCCGCAGACCGACCCAGGGCTCCTTGATACGCTCGACGAACGGCGTATAGCTGTAGACGTTGGGCGCCAGCACCTCGATGCCGAGACTGTCCGTGTTGTATCCCCTGGCGTGGTAGGCGCCCTCGCAGTCCTGACGGCAACGGATCAACGTGCCGTCCGGTGCGACGAGGACGTGAGCCGACAACCCGATCCGATCGAGGAACGTCGCGGCATACACGCGCTCGCCCTCGTCGTCGATCTGGTGGGCCATCGCATGCACCACGATGCGCCGGGGCGTCTGACTGGATGCACCGTGCGGTAGGGGCCGTTCAATCATCGTCGGACCATTGGTGCCTCGTCGCCGTGTTGTAGGCGACCTCCATGAGGTGGCGGTCGATGGCTGCCAGGCGTTCGTTGATATGCCTCATCTCCCGGTCCATACGGTCGTGGAGTTGCTGCTCGATGCGCTGCACATTGCGCTCCTGTCGTGCCCACAAAATACCCGCGATCGAAAACAGGCCGAGCGTGACCACGCCGAACAGCCATCTAAGCGCTGGCGATAGCTGGACGAACAGCAGGTGCCAGACGTCGGGGGGTTGTCCGCCATCGGGACTCATGCCGCGTACTCGCTTGCGTCGCTCCGGGACATGATCTGGTCTCGGATTGTGCTGGATCGTCTGCATTGCATCAAACCACGGCCTTGGATCAAGTCTTGACCATGCGCACATCGTCATAGGCGTTCGTGCTCGATTCACCACCGTTCCAGCCTCGACTTGTGGTGCCAAACGAACGGATTGCGAGGGTTTCGACACCTTGCGTCGAACGCAATGGCCGATCTACAGCAGCATTGAAGGTTTCGCTTGTCGAGGGCTTCTCGATCGTCACATCGAACGTTCCTGCGACCCAGTCGAATGTAATGCGCACTCGAAGCCAGACACCGCTTTCCGCGCCGCCGTTGTCGTCAGCACTGCTCCAGCCGTTGGCATCCCATATTTCCCAGTCGGGATTGGAGCTTGCCCAGCCGCATACATCATCACCGTTGCCGTCGATGACAGCCCAGCCCCCTCCATTCGAGCTGCTAAATTCCAAAACCCACATCTCGGCAAAATCGATCTGCACACCGCCGGATGTCTCGGCAGGCGCCCAGACCGCGTAATCGACGGGATTACTACTGTCATTACCACCGATAAAGAGCGATTGTGTCCCAGAACGACTATCCGTCGTGTGGTCCGGGTCACTACTGGTACCGTTATTGTTGGTCCAAGCGGATGGAAAACCCGTGCCTTCCCAATCGGTGACGATATCAAACGTGCCACCACCACCGCCGCCACCAGATGGCCGATGGATAAAACCCAGCCTGTGTACACCCATGATCACGACAGATCCCCCACCAGCACCCACTCGTCCGTGGCACGCTTGTACAGTGTTGCCGCCGACCACTGGCCGTTAGTGCTCAAAAGGCCGCCGCTGCTCTGAATCGTCACACCGCTTTGACCCGAGAAGGTGACCTTGTTCCCGTCCGCCTGTACCACACCGACGCTGTAGCCTACCGGCAATGCAACATTGCTGTTTGACGGCACAGTGATCGTGAACGCCGACCCCGATGCGCAGTCCATGTTCTTTCCAGCATCAGCAGCAGCAAGCGTGAAATCGGCCGTCTGGAAATCAATCTTCTGCCCGTGTCCGAACAAGTTGCCGTCATCATCGATGAGAACCTTGCTGTTCTGGATCGTAGTGCCATCACTTCCTGAAAAGCGCGCGATGGCATTGTCGGTGCTTGATCCAGGTCCCGTGACATCACCAGCACCCGATCCGCTTGGCGTGATCTGACTCGCAACCGTCCGCCACTTGGAGCCATCGCAGACGAGCAATACGCCGTCGCCTCCGGTTACTAAGTCCAGTGTTTCCGATCCGTCGATCAGCTCCGTGCCGTCTGCATCGATCGTGACCTTGTTCGTCGCATCCTCTATATATACTGCAATGGTGAACCCATCGCCCGCCGTCGCTGCTGCCAGCAGTGTGATCGTGCGCGCGCTTGTCGTATCGGTGACCGCGATCTGCTGACCGTGATCAGACGACGCAACTGTATAGTTGCCGGTCTTTGCCTGCACCGGCATGCCAAGACCGACGAATTCGAGCGCGTCCTCCGAACTGTTAACCACGGCCATGCGCCTGGCACTGCCGGTATATCCAGATGGCGTATCGCCAAGACCTGTGAAATCGCTCGCACCGCCACCGCCGCCAGCAGTCGTTGCCCAGCTTGCGCCATCGAACCGGACCTCGACATCCTCGTCATTGACCCACAGCGGACCCATGCCCTCGATGGGCGTGACGAACGACCAGTCACCGCCGTAAAAGAACGCGACACTATTGCGCTGACCGTTAAATGCATCGTCGGCGTGCAACAAATTGCCATCGGCCGTCGCGTCCGTGATGTTCTCGTTGACCGTGATATCGGTCTCGTTGGCACCGGAGTCAAACAAGACCGAGGCGACCGTGTAGGTCCCATCGTTGCCCGTCGAGCCGTCGATCTCGATGGCATCGTTGGCACCGATGCGCCCGGTCTGGTCACCGCCGACGCTGACGATCTCGCCGCCGGTATCGACCGCAACGATCGCGAAAGACGCAGCATCGACGATATAGCTATCTCCGTCTACCGGCGAAAGGGTGCTCTCGTCGTCGACAGCACGCGACAGGACCCGGACGAGCACGGCCTCGATCTGGCGCAACGCCTCGTTGTGCGTGATGTGCTTGCTGCCCTGATTTTCCGCGATCTGTGGCAGCTTGAGAAGCGGCGTGGTCGTCATAGAGTGATCTCCGCCTTGGTGCCGCGTCCTACTGTAGCATTGATCTGGTAGACGCGCAGGGTGATGGAAAGCTGGACCGATCCGAAATCAGTCTGCTGATCGCTCGCGGTATAGGTCACGCTCGGCGTCGTCGATGTCAGCGTGCGAACGACCGTCGAGCCGTCCATGACATCGACCTCATAGGACTCTGACGCCTCGATGACGGGGGTCTCGATGAAGTCGCGCCAAGCACCGGCAATGCGCGCACGGCGCACCCATGTGACCGTCAGATTCCCGCTCGCATTGCGTGATCCTTGCAGATGCACCGGCGCGTAGGGCTTGAGCGATTGACCCTGCGCGGTGAACTGCTGAGAAGGCGAGCGACTGACAGGTCGACCGAACGACACGCCCTTATAGGCGCGCTGTGTTCCGATCGAGTCGGCGTCGATCGACTGACGGAATACGCCCACGTTGAGCCCGACGACATCGTCACCAGCCGCGTGCATGGCCGTGGTCCACTCGGTCCCCTTGCGCCCGCGTAACAGCGTCGAGATCGTCACCGATCCATCGTCTTCAAGTGTGGCATCGACGAACTGGACGATCTCCCACGAGGTGCCGGCCCGGATTGCGAGCGCGTTTGATCCATCCAGTACATCACTCTCCGACACGCTGACCAGATCACCGGCCACCAGATCGAGATTGAGCGTGCTCGCTCGATCCCATATGCCGACAGGACCATCCGCAAGAGCCTCGGTCGCACGACCGACCGTCGCGCTCTCCGTACTTGCCGTTACCGACGCGAACGCCTGACCATCGGGGGATCGGAATAGCTCGCCGCCCTGCCATCCATCCAGAACGCCTGCCAACGCGAAGTAGAAGCCGGGTCCGTCATCGCGATCACGCAGCGTTGGCAGATCCATGAGCACAAGCTCGGTCGGCCCCGGCAGGCCCAGTGTCTCGCTGTTGTCCTCGCCGCCGACGCCCTTTGCGCTGGAGTCGTAGACGGACTCTGCGACGAGAGCCAGGCGCCGGATGCCGGGGCGGCCGTCGTCGATTTGCTGGATGCGCAACTGGCCAGCCAGTACCTCGGTGTCTAGCGTGATGACATCCGCCGGCGTGAGCTGCGCAAGCTGGATACTGACCGAACCCTCGGCCGTAAGCGCGCTGTTCCATTCCTCGCGAAGCAAATTGTCGGCGATCTGTGCGGCCTCGTCGGCACTGAGCACGATGGGCAGTTGCACATCACGCTCGCGCTCGGACTCCGTGACCAGCCGGCCAGCGTACTGCGAGCCCTGCTCGAACGATGCGTCGACATCGAAATACTGCACGCGCACGCGCCGATCCATCTCGGTCTCGAGCTTACGCGTCGTCGCAACGCGCGCGGGCAGTTCCTCGCCAGGCTCGTGCGCTGCAAGGTCGTCGTCGGTGATCGTCGCAACCGATGATCCGCCGCGAGATACAGCGGAGAACGAATAACCTACCTGCGGCAGGTCGAACGGAAACGCCGTGCGCAATGGCTCGATCGCGCTTCGCACCGGCATAGGGCGGTCAATGCGATAGCCACGGACATTCTGCGTTACACCCAATGTATCGACTGACACCCCTACGCGATCGGCAAGATCGTCGATGATCGATGCGAGGGTTTGCGATGTCTCGGGCAGGGACGCGTTCGCGCGCACGATACTGATGCGCGTGTGTTGATCTCCACCGCCAACACCTTCAGCCGTCATCTGGAAGCAGACACCATCATCGGCAATCGCAATCGCTGATATATCTCCACTGACATTCACGCTGCCGATCAAGTCGAAATCACCGTCGATATTCAGCTCATACATGAATATCTTGTCAGGACGCACCGTCCACAACCTCCGCCCACTGGATTCCATAGCGGGCCAATCCGCATTGATATCGGTGAATCGGCTATAACCAAACCGACGCGGCGCATTCAAAACTCGCCCGGTTTGAACAGCGCGCCCGCCCACGTCATAGCGTGTATAGTTGTGATGCAACAACACACCTGCGAAATCGAACACGGGATCGAAATGCCAGAAATGACGACGCCTCGGCTCGACCGCTGCTGCACCTACTGGTCCTGCGTCATCATCACGCGCCAGAACAAAGAACGAACTCTTGGAAGCTGCACCAACTGGATGCGATGCCAATTGCCATTCCGAAGTCGAACTGATAAATCCCAAAGCAATCTCGGACGAATTGTCATCACCAAACACACCCAGGCGATAGTGCTGCACAATGTCATCGGACTTGGCATAGCCGTTGAACTTGCGCCCGATAAAGTCGCCGCTCAACGTAAATCTATGATCAACCTGTTCCGATTTATCACTTGCGCTTTCCGGGTCCGGTACACCCGGACGCGCATTGGCAATAACCAGATCGTCCTCTAGACGTATCCAGTCGGTCTGGCCGAGCGACCGATTTCCTTGTTGTAACGCCTCGACCACCGTCGTTTTCATCAACTCAGGCCTCGACCCCGAACTCTGCGTGACGACCTCGGCACGGATGTTGGGCAGTCTGTCGCCCCACTTTTCAAGCTGTAGATCACCAAACAACAGATAGACAGTGCCCCGATACGCGGGCACATTGCCCATGCCACGATCGGCCTCGATCGTCGGGTCCGGCCGCTGCGTCTCGGTGCCCTTGTAGAGGACAACACTGCCGATGTGCTCGTCGTCGGTCGTACCCTGCTCGACGTTGCCGGACTCACCATCAGCGAGTGATACGCCAGAGAGCAACGCTTCGGGGTCGGCATTATCGCGCCCATCGTAAAGCAACACGGCATCAGCCCATATACGGCGCACACCCGCAATAGGACCTTCACAGAGCGTGACGGCGAACGTCGCCGAATAGGTGAAAGTCACGCGCGTTTGCTTCGGACCACCACCCTTGCCGCCACTCGTCTCTTCCTCGCGCGTTTCCTTGATCTCGTTGTTGTTCAACCAGATCACAGTGCCCGGCACCATCACGGTGCCATAAGGTATTGCTATCGGCGCGCCGAACTCGCTCGGCGACACACTGAGATCATCGAGGCGCGGGCCGGTTACCGTCTGGTCGGGCGCGGTGAACGAGCCGACGAGTGCAGATCCGACGGCAAAGCCGAGCGACGTGCCAACGCCAGGGATGAAGGAAAACGCAGCAGCGCCGATCAGACCACCGGCCAGTGGGGCAAGACTGTCAGACATCGCACCGATCCTTGTGCCGATAGGTCGTCACGATGCGCGACCGCCACGTGCCGTCGAGACCATGCTCGACCACCCCGCGCATGCGCAGGTAAGCGTGAATGATGCTGCTGCCCGTCCAGAGCGCGAGGTGCTGTGGCTCGCCGCCAAACCGCATATAAGCGACATCGAGCACACGCGGCTCGCTCGTCCAGCCATCGCATATCGGCACAAAAACCTCGGCGAGCGCCGTGCGCATGATCGACGGATTCGGCTCGCGGGCATAGCGCTTACGATCGGTCATGCGATAGCCGCCGGCGACAAACGCATGGATGATGAGTCCAGCACAGTCCATCCCGATACCGCGCTGGCGGCCCTGGTGACGAAAGCGCGTGCCCTTGCACGATCGCGCCGCGTCGATCACGGCCTGCTCGCGACTGGTCACGTCTGGCCCCCGAACCGTGAGGTCACCTGCTTGCCTGGCAGATGAGGGAACGCACGATGATTGTGTGCGTTGTCGAATTTGGCAATGCAGTCCTGATCGAGCCTCTTGCGGCATCCAGCTTGTGCCGTGTACTGGTCGCCGGCCTCGATGTCGAAGGGAAATGCCACCCACAGCGTATAGGTGTCGCCGACATAGCCCGACACCTCGCGCTTGATACCGGCGTTGGCACCGCTCGTCATCTCGACCGTGCCGCCGCCGAACCAGTCGTCGGGAAAGCCGATGTCGCCGGAAAACTGAGAGCGCGACGTGACACTGACCACCGCATCATCCTGATCCAGTGCGCGTATAGCCTCCCACTCAGCCGTGCCATCTGCGGTCACGTTGCCGATCGTGGTATCCCAAGCGGGCTCGCTTGACCCGCTCGTGCCGGGCGTCACGCACCGAAAATGCCGAGTGTTTTGCGTCGTAGGGCGAACGACCGCACCCTTTCCAGCATCCGATGCCGGGCGTTCCTCGTAGAATGTATCCGGCTGCCACTCGGGCGGTGCCAGTCGCACCTTGCAACGCCCGTCGCCGAGGTCGGCATCGCATGTCGAGCCGTGTACGCGACCCACGGTCTCGCCAAAACGCGTGGCGAGCGATCGCAGCTCCGCAACATAACGCTGTTCCTCGACGCGAGTCTCGCCGATAAATCCCGCAGCCATTTCCTCGTCGTCCTCGTGCGGATCATCCCATAGCGTTCTGAAAAGGAACACACGGGCGAAATCGAACAGACCCGCGATCACGTCCTCCCGGCTCACCCCGTTGTCGGTCAGCGCGCCTTCAAGGTCGATCGTCGCCGCCTCTGCATCCGAGCGCAGCGTGATGGCAGTTGCATCCGGGTCCGCCTCGTCGGGGTGGTAGATGACACCGTTGTTCATCATCAATTGCCGGTCATGCGATGTCACACGCAGAACAAAGCCGTCCGTGCGCTCGATGCGCAGGCAATAGGCGATCTTTGCCACACCCGACTCGATCGCAGACTGGTAGGCAGGGCGTAATGTCTTGCTCACAGCCGCAACTCCACGACCGGCAGCGATGACAGTTCATAGACGAATTCGGTGCCATCACCACGCACGAACCGTGCCCGGAACTCGTCCGTGTCAAAACGCACGGGCACGTCGAAATCCCCCGACCACGTCAGCGTCTCGGTCGACTGGACATACTGCTCGACAAAACCATCAGTTGATCCGCCAGTCGCAGACGTGTCCGAGCCATCGAGCGAGAACGAATCGGCATCGACCGTTGTAACAATCCACACCTGATCGTCGATCTCAGCCAATCCCGTCCCGGTAATCCAGATTTCCTCGCCATCGCTGAGACCGTGAGCGCTTGACGTGGTCACGACCGCCGGTGATGCAGCGGTCACGTCCGTGATATCCAGATCCACGTCCTTTGCCAGAGTGACAACCCCGGTCGTCGTGTCGATGGATGCGAACGTGTAAGCCGCGCCATCGCGCTGCATCGTCACTGTGCCGCCTACAGGCTTGTTGATGCGCCGGACTTGCTGCTCGGTCGCGAGCGCATACGTCTTGATCAGATCGACGGTCGGCGAGCCGTCCGTAACCAACACCTCGTTGACAGCCTGGTAATCCTGCCAGTCGCGAAAGCGAAAGCCGACTGACCGCCCCCGAACCGAGCGGAAGAACGCGAGCAGTTCATCGCGCGTGGTCTCGTCGATGAACGCCTCGCCGAGTTCCCATCGTCCGCGCGCGACATCCCATCGTGGCGAGCGGTGTTCATGGCCCGAGTTCAGAATGACGACATCCGTCGCGTGCGTCGGACCCCCGACCTCGCCGAAATCCTTGCGCAGGTCCAGCCGCTCTTCGATGAATGCGCTCATCACTGGCCTCCCTGAATACCATCACGCGCATCACGTGCGATCGCCGCACGCGATCGGCGGAACGATTGCACGTCCGGCGTCTGGATATTCTGCACGACGGTCACGTTACGGCCCATCGACTGTTCGTTTGGCAACACACTGCCCGACTGATCCGGCACAAACACCTCGGGGCCGCGCTCGCCGACGATCGACGGCACACCAACACGCGGTCGTCCGCCGTCCGCAAAGCCGGGCAGCAGGTCCGAGAATAATCCGCCGATGCCCGACTCGGATATGAGGCCGCCGCCACCGGACCCACCAAAAAGAGAGCCCAGCACGTTTTCAGCCGCGCTCTCGGCCGCCATCCTGCGAAGGGTTGTGACGAACGAATCAAGCATGCCCGACAGTCCTTCGTCGAACGGATCGAACAGGAAGTCGGCGAACGCATCCTGCGTGTTGCGCGCTGCCTGCACGGCGAACTCGGACAGTTCGTCGCCCGTCTGCTGCGCCTGCTCGCCGGCATCTTCGAGGCGATTGCGCGCCTGCTCCATCGCACGATTGAACGTCTCGACGTCGATCGCGCCGGCTTCGAACAGCGTGCTCAGTGTCTCTGCCCGATCCTCGAACTGTTCGAGCGGCGTTCGCACCGCCTCAGTAATGCGCTCACCCTCGGCCTGCAACTGACGCGCGATCTCGTCGCGTGCATCGCGCGCGGACTCGACCACATCCATGATGCCGAACAGGTCGGTCGGTGCTGTGCGTTCGGTCTCCGTTGCCTCTGCCTGATCGACTACGACAGGTGATGGTGCCTGTTCTGTCTCTACAGGCTCTGCGGCAGCGGCCGCAGCACCGCCACCCCTGTTCAGCTCCTTCGCTAGCTCGATGCGTTCTTCGAGGATGGCGCGCTCTTCCCGCAGCCGCTGCGCCTGGCTCGACGTGAGCGCGCGGGGGTTCGCCAGTTGTTGATTGATGTCGTTGAGTCTTTCATTGAGCCGCACGAGATCATCAGCGGCGATTCCGTTGACGAACGCAGCCAGTTCCTCGCCGACAAAGCGCGTGACGTTGACAATGCCCGACCCCACCTTGGCCGCTGCGATCGCCACGTCCGTCAGTGCCGTCGCAAGCGTTGATAGCTGCTGCGCATTATTCGCCACGGTCTGTGCGAACTGCGCTGTCAATACCTCTTTCAGCGCCCGGAAATCACGCGCAGCCTCCGCCGAATCCCGCACCAGCTCGTCCGATACAACAGCTCCCGCCTCACGGGCCTCGCGGGCGAACCGCTCCAGCCCTTCTCCTCCCTGCGTAATCAGCGGGAGCAGACGCTGCCCGACCTCATCACCGAGAATGCGCACGGCCAGCGCGGTCCGACGCGCGGGGTCCTCGATGCCGCTAAGTCTCTCGGCAAACAGCTCGAACAGCTCACCCGGGGCCTTACCCCGCAGCTCGTCGACCGCAATACCGGCCGCCTCAAAATCATCCTGGAACGACTGCATGCCGCTGATCGCATCATCGGCACGATCGGACAGCGTGGCGAGTGCATCACTGACGTCGCGATTTTCAAGCCCGAACTGACGGAACGTGAACGACAGTTCCTGAATGGTCTGACGTGATGCGCCGAGCGATTCGGCCTGCCGGTTGATCTGCTCGAAATTGTTGAGCGTTCCAGAGATCGCCCGCCCAACACCGATCGCACCGAGGCCGACCAGCGCACCGCGCAGGCTGAATATCCCATCGGTCACGCGCCGTGCCGTACCCTCGACACGATCGAGCACACGACCAAAGCGCGATGTGCGCTGCTGCGCCTGATCCAGACCGCGATTAAAGCGTCGCGAGTCCGTGCGCAGTTCGAGTTCCGCGCTGCCGAGGTTTTCAGCCATCGCTCACGACCTTGATGCCCATGGATTCCAGGTCCGCCTTTGTCGCCGGCCGGGCTCTTCGCCTGCCACGTGGATACGCACGCTGCTTGAGCTGGCGTATTGCACGACTGGAAGCCTCGCGCTTGACCATGCCGGAACCGAGGCTTGCGTCATTGATCCGCTCCAGACTCTCGCGCGCGCTCAACCGGTCGATGGCGTGGATGTAGGATCGCACGAGCGCCATCGGAATCTTTAGCCAGCGTTCCGGGTCGCCTCCGTAGAACCGCTGGAGTCGTGCAATAACTTCTCCGGGGTCGTACTCTTCGTCTTCCCGCTGGCCTCCTGACCCTTCTGAGCCCAGCGGTTCGTAAAAGCACGGATGATCTGGACCCGCTGTCGTTCGCTCAGGCGGTCGACAACATCACTGCCGAGGTCGGGCAGGATGATGCCGAGGATTTCACGCTCTGTCGCGTCGATCTTCTCGGCCAGGTGTTCGTTGTTGCCATCAATCCGCTCGCTAAACAGTTTGTCGAGCACCTGCCCATCGGCATGCAGGCGATGCGAGTCGAGCAGCGTCAGCTCATCGGGGCTTCGGAAATAGTAAGACTCTCCGTCGATCGTGATGTAGTAATCACGACGACCGAGTGTGTCGAGATCGAGCAGGGATTCGGCCATGATGCTCTCCATCTTCGCCGCTGAATTTCAGGGGTATGCCGTGCTCTGCGTACAGCTTGCGCAGTTGCTCGGCCTCGTGTTTTGCCGCCCGCAGGCGACGTCGATGACGCGCGATCGCGCTCTTGTGCGCCTTGGCCTCGGCCTCCAGCGCATCAAGGCGTTCACGATCGCGCGCCGGGTCCATCAGGTGCCCGACTGTGCCGTAATCCGACCGAACCGCTCGGCATCCGACGCCGCGTTCAGGTCTTCCATGGCGCGAAATTCGAGCGCCAGGCCCGCCGGCTCGCCCTTCTGGTACACCACCTCGGGCGATGCACCGGAGCGCACTTTCGGCACCTCATACTGCATCAGGCCACCGTCCATGTAGGGCGATGGACCGCGCACGAGCAGCGCCCGGAAGTTCACCTGCGGCCCACGATAGAACTCCAGCACCTTGTTCGGCGGCGTATCACCGCTGTTGTCGACGATGGTGTTGAAGTTCAGTACACGCGCCTGTTCTTCAAGGCGCACGTCATGGATCGTGAGCGCGATGATCAAATCCTCCGACGTACGGAATGCCTTGATCGGCCCGACACTATCCAGCGTGCGGAAGTCGGATACCGATTCCTCGTGCGTGATCGAAACGCCATCCTCGCTGTAGCTGCGCGCGCCGTTTTTGCCGATCAGCACCCAGTTACCGCCCGGTGGCGTCGTGTCGATCGACGGAAACGGCTCGCCGACCGGCGCGCTATAAATCTCGAACGGAGCTGCGATCACTTCAAATGGTTCGCTCGCCATGTCTTGTCTCCTATGTTACCGACCGCTCGTCGGCGAATACCTGATAGCTGCGTACCATGACCGGCCAGTCGGTCTGCGCATCGAACAGCGGCTGCGGACCGCCCGCAGGCTGAGCCCAGTGTAATACGGCATCACTGTGCACGCCACGCCCGAGCCTGCGCATTACGTCCCCGGCGGTACGCAATACGCGATCCGCCTCGTAGTGTGTCTCGCCGTAGCAGCGCAGGTCCACGCGGAATGCGTTGAATGGCGCAGACCCGCTCGCATACGATGGCGTCGCGCCGCCGCCATAGGCGATTACAAGCGCCTTGCGCGGCTGCCCTGCTGCCTCGTCGTCCGGCAGGCGCACGCCATACAGGCGCGAGCCTACCAGATTGGTCACATCGGCATCGCCCGTGAGCACTGCGAGCAAGCCGGCGACGGGATCGACAATCATCGCACGAACCGCCGGATCTGACGTGCCAGCATCGGATAGGTCGCATCAGCCGCCGGGCGCAGGTACGGACGCGCGGGTATCGCCGCCGGCCCCGGGGCCATGCCCGGCGCACCGCCCAGCTCGTGGATGAGGGCATAGCGCACGTCCGTCGAGCCCCACAGGCCGCGCACGGTGTTGCCCTCGCGCGCGGCCGGCTGTGATGTCTTGATCGAGCCTTCGAGCGTACCGGTGCGGTTATTCCACGCGTGGTTGGACTTCGCCTGGATCACCGCCAGCGACATGGTCGAGTCCACGCCCTTGCGCGCTGCATCGCCGATGCGCGCCTTGACCTGTTTACCCCGCCACTTGACACCCATCACTCGACCCTCTGCAACATGGCCGTCAGGTGATCGCCCTTGAGCCGGATCGTTTCGATCGACAGTGGGCCGGAAAACACGACACGATCCCGGCGATCGGTAATCGCTGCGATGCGGTCGGCCTCGATCACATCGGCGTCGGCCGGGAAGATGGCGCGGATTTCCTCGATCGTGGCTGTGCGATCGACGTCGACTGCAACCTTGCGACTGCTCGACCAGACACGGCAGGGGATCGTCGCGTGCGCGGCGTAGGACGACGCATCCGACTGTCCCCAGGGATCAGAAGTCGTCGTCTGATCACGCTCGACGGTGGCGCGCTGGGTCATCAGACTGCGCGTACGGGAGTCAACACGCGCGATCATGCAACCGGCCTCCGGGTCTTGCGTAGCGGCCGGATGGCCGCCTCATACTGATCACGCGGTACGCCGTGGCTGATGTTGATATCGCCATAGCGCTCACTAGTAAGGCCGGAGAACTGAACAGCGAGCTTGACCAGGTCGATCTGGACGCGATCACGCAGCGCCGTATCGACAACCGGTTGATAAGTAACCTCTGTGATGGGCGCGAATAGGCGCGCTGGATTGGGGCCATCACCCCGCCGTACGATCGTGCGGCTCAGCACCTGCTCATAGTCGGTCGCGTCGAGTGTCGTCGCAGTGCCGTCGTGGTCGTGGCGCTCGACGATCGCGCTTATGCTGTCGATCTTGCGACGTGTCTGTACTTCCCGATACTTGCCGTGCGGGAAATGCGGCGAGCGAAAAACATCCGTTACCGGCCCGATTTCACCGGCAATATCCGTGATCTCGGATGCCGCCGCATCGGCCAGACGTGTCAATGCTGCATCACCGAGGTCGGTCTCGATGTGCTCACGCAGTTCGGCAACCGTCAGCATGACTACATCCGGAACGCGCCCAGCTCCATGCCGGTCGCATCGTCGAACGTGATCGAGAGCTTGTCCGCGCTGTCGTTGTAGATACCGGGCGGGAACGGACCAGCAAAAACCTCGGCACCTGCCGTAACGGTGATCGCCTGATCGGCTAGCGCCAGTCCACCACGACTGAGCGTGGACTCGATCATCACCGTATGGTCCGACGCATCGGTGTTCTTGACCCACAGCATGACGCGTCCGTCATTGACGACGCGGTGCGTATCCGCCGTATTCAGACCGCTAGAGCGCGTCGGTGCGATGCCAGTCGGCGCGATGTTCTGCGTGTTGATGTCTACATCAGCCATTGATCAGCTCCCGGACTTATCGTTGACGCGCTGTTTATGGCGCTTGTCCTTCCGCGTTCGCTTGTCACGCTTGATCGCACCGTCGACAAGCCCGCACGCATCGGCCTGCGACTGCGGGATGTCGCGTCCCTCGGGACCGAGCAGTGTCTGGCGCGACGGGTCATCCGCACAGACCGCTCGGCCTTGGTCATCGAGGTACGTACGTTGCTTGAGATTGACCATGTCTTCCTCGGCTTGGTCTCGTCGTGACTCGACGGTGAGCGCCACGTCATTCCTCGCCCGTGATCAGCACACTGACTGTGGAGACCTGGCCCGCGTCGGCGATCGCGTAAAGCCCCTCGCCTGCTCGCAGATGAACGAGAAAGGCCGAGCCCACGTCGTTCGTCTTGATCAGCGGGAACCCTGCCCCGAAGGCGACACTCGATCCACCGACATCGACGTCCTGGCTGCCGGCGTTGAATACGTGGCAATCGACGCCGCGGCCCGACGTTAATCGGTGTAACAAGGTAACAGTCTCGTCCACGGTCACCTGTTTGCCCGTCGCCATCAGTCCTCCTGCCAGGCCACCAGCAGAAAGTTGCCGTTGTCGCTCGTACCGCCGCCGTTGTTGATCACGCCGACGTCAGTGATCGAATACTCGGACGTCTTGTCATTGCGCGTGACCAGATCCGCACTGAACTCCGTAACCGTGATCAACGTGTTGCCGGTCTCGATACCGGGTACTACCTTGTCACCAGCCGCACCACCGAGCGCGACGGTCGACCCGACACCTTTAGCTGCATCCAGAATGGTCGCCATGATTCCTCCCGAAGACCCCGGCGACCTATGCCGCCGGGGCCGTCGTTATTGCAGGCCCGATCAGAGGCCGGTGACCTCGGCAAAAGCCGAAGGCCGGAACAGGACGAACGCCGCGCGCATGTCCGCACGCATGGTCCGCTTGCCCTCGACGAACTGCGTGCCGACGAATCCGACCTGGATGTCGACACCGCGTCGCTCGTAGAGAGCGCCCATCTCCGGGGTGAACGCACCGAGATACGCGGTACCGGCCGCCATCGCATCCGACTGCACGATCGGCAGGCCCCAGATGCGGGGGTTGCCGGCATCGCTCGGATTGCCCCAGATGTACTGGTCCTCCGAGGTCCGCAGCAGCCGGATCGACTGCCAGTCGTTTGGGTGCATGATCACATGCGTGGTAGCCGCCCGACCGTTGAGCCGCACCAGCGTCATCGCCTTGTGAATCGCATCCGGGATCGGATCAGTACCACGAGCCTGCGACTGAATGCCGGTCGTGTTCGCAATGCCGGTCAGGTTGGGTGCGACGCCATCGCCGATGACTACCTGCGCATCAAGCCGCTGGCGCAGACCGAACGTGAGGCGGTTGTTCAAGAATCCCTCGGCCTGAGCGACATCCTCGAGCTGCTCGTCGGTGACAGGAATCGACGTCGCGACCTTGCGCACCGGTGATGTCTGCTCGGTGAATGCGAACGCGGCCTCGGGATACGTCCCGCCTTCCGCCGTTTCAGCGGCTGCGTGCGTGCGGGTGGTCTCTTCCATGTAGACGATCTGGTCCTGGCCCGTCTGCGCCATCGGCACAATATCGAGCACCTGGATCGGCCGGGTGGTCGCCTCGACAAAGCCCGGAATCCGCGTGGACTCCGGCGCCCAGCCGGCACCCGTCTCGAACAGCGTCTTCTCGCGGATCGTGTTGGTACCGCCCGCCTTCGCCAGCATGTCCGAGGGATAGACCTCGTCCATACGGAACGACAAGCCGTTCTTGGCACCGTCCTTGACCCACTCGCGATAACGCTTCGAGCCCACGACCTCGGCACCGATCGACTTGCGGCTTCGACCCTCGTCGCCGGTCGGATGCGGCAGGTCGTCGTGGACCTCATTGGCCCTGCGCCCCGCCTTCTCGACGGCTTCGAGGTTTTCGGCCTGCTTGCCGAGGTCATTGCACTCGTCGTTGAGTTCTCTAACCTTTTCAGCAACTGCATTCTGAGAAAGGCCACTGCCAAAGACCCTGACCTTGTTGAGATCATATACCGATTCACCGGAATCAGTTTGTGACTTGGCTTCCTCAAACGCCTTAGCAAGGAGATCCTGCTTCTCCTTCAGCTTCTCGTGCACCTCTTCGAGGTTTTTGACTGACATCATATTCTCCTGTTTGTCAACACTGGTTTAGTTAACTGCCAACAGGTCCTGCGCCTCGAAGAGCAGTATGGGCGGTCTGTTGTCTACAGTACCACTAAATAGTCCGAGTCCTGCGCCCAGACGGCCTAGTCGTTTCCTCTATAACAGTGCGAATTCCGCGTGTCAATAGAGAGATCGTGTTATTAACGTTCTCCTGGCGGTCGTGTATCTTGTGGCTCTCCCTCACAGCCATCTCTCTGCATAGCATTGATGATATCATCACGCGACACACCACGGACAAGCGAGGCAAAAGCATTCACCGGCCGTGCGGTCGGACAGTTGATACCGCCATTGAGGATTTGGTTGATCGTCGAAGACGTGAGATTCGCTTCTTGGGCGATCTCTTCGACGATATCGGATCGAGATCGGTCATCGGTGACCATGTCTTCGATCGCATTTTCGAGCAACGACGCGAGATTTTCTCCCTTAATCCGCTTTCCATCGACGACACAAAACCGCATGTGTTCTTTGTGATCCGGCTGTTGCGAGACTGTGCCGACGTGACCGTCAAGAACAGCCTTGCTATAAAGATAGTCACCAAGCAGCCGTTCAGTACGACCATGATCGTTGACCTGTTTCATCTCTGTCTCCAGCTCTTTTGCAACTTGATAAAGGTGTTCCACCACTGTTTCAAGCTCGTTAAGTTCGCCGATCCGATCGTCTGACAGCTTCTTTACCTGACGTGCGCGCTCAAGAGCCGTTTCTGCATCCCATGTCGCAAACGTGATCTGATCAGAGAGCTTCATGGCGCACTCGTCGTAGGATCGCAGATCCGGCACTTCCTCACCCGCATCGCGTAGGTGTTGAGCGAGGTGGCGATAAACGCCCTTGCGATCAGCTTCGGGGATGGTCGTCCCACCCCGCGCACCATTGAGCACAGCGATACCTGTACGTGCAGCCCTGATGCTCGCCGCGCCCGCGTTACCGTCGTCATCGACGAAATGGTGAAGGAAACGCCACGCCGTCTTGTTGCCCGTCTGACCCTCGGGATCGCGCCAGGCATAGATACCCTGGTAGTAGCTCGCCGACTGCTCTTCAAGCACGCGGCGTTCATTTCGTGGTCCATCCCACGGCGCGCTCGACGTCTTGGTGGTGTGCGTGCCGACCGCGCGCTTGTCGCTCTTGATCGCCACTGTACCCGTGCCCATACCGGCACCAAGAACGACCGGCGAGACCTCGTGGACATTGAGCGCCCTCAACACCTGCACCGCTTGTCCCTCGCGCGTTTCGTGGTCGGCCTCCTTGATCGAGAATCCGTAGGACCACTCCTGCAAGGGCTGGCCGTGTTCGAGGTCGAAGCGCAGCGCCGAGTGCCAGTCGCGCCCGGCTTGTGTGTCGAGGTTGAGCTGGAAGTCGACCAGCGCCTGATCGCCTTCCTCACGCGTGATGCCCTTGCCGAGCGGCACGCTCGACCAGTCATGCGTCGGCAGGATTTTGACGTGCTGCTCGCCGAACGCGCCCGGCTCGGTGATATCGCCGTCGCTGTCGACAACGCCGAATGTCGCGAACACGGCCGTGCCGTGGCCGCGCTCGTCCATCTGCTTGATCCGGGCAGGCTTCAGCGCCTTCGTATCGTCCGCCATGGTATTGGCCTCGCTGTCTACGATCGTCGGGTCCTCCCAGATTCGCTCGCACAACGCTCTCGCCTGCGAGCCGTTCTCGGCGCTGCCTTCCTCGATCACATCGGGGATGCAACGGTTGATGAAGTCGTCGTGCTCTTCGTTGGCTCTGGGTCTTGGCATATATGCTATTCGATGATGGGCACCGCGTCACGCGTGCCGTTCGGGTGTTCGAGCGCCATCAGCTCTTCCGCTTCCTCGACCGATACCACGCGACCGTCGAGGTCCTGGCAGATGTCGTGGCTTGGGTCCACTGAGCTAAAGCCGGTGCGGTCGTCGAAGATCCGCATGCGCACGGACCCCTGGGAGCGCGCCATCTCGATCGACGAGGCGCGCTGGGCGTGCTTGGTCTCCGTCCGCGCGATCGTGCGTGCGCGCAGTTCTGCACTCGACCAGCGCCCCGCCGGGATGTCGTCGCGGATACGGCGAACTATGGCATCAACGCCCTCACCCTCGGCGCGTGCGGTCTCCAGCGCACGGAACAGGCGATCGCGCGTCTGTGCATTCAGGTCGACCAGTCCGGCACGCCGCCCGCCGGTCGCAAGGATCGCTCGCTGTACCGGGTCGGGCAGGTCGGTCGCAAGGCCGAGCATGTCCATGTGCGCGGCCGTCGCGTTGGCAACCTCGAGATAGACCGCCTCGTAGATCTGGCGGTGAGTCTCGATAATGCCCTCCATGGCCATCGCCTGCATGATGCGCTCGACGATCGACTCGTCCTCGGCGGTCTGCTTGAAGCGTTCTTCAAGCACCGGCCCTGACGCCTCTACGGCACGCGCGCCCAGCGTGTTGGTCAGAAAGTCCATCAAACGCTCGCGCATCATGTCTTCGAGCCCCGGCAGGTCGGACTCCTGCGCGACCATGAACCGGCGCTGGCCCTCGGTCGCCTCGCGCCTTTCGCGCTCGGTCATGCGGTGCTCGAACGGCGTGTGATCACAGTCCTTGCGCCGGGCCTTGCTCTTGTCCTCATCATCACCGCCGTCATCGTCGCTACCACCACCGGCGGGCGCAGGACGTGAAGTCGGCCCCGATCGACCGATTGGCACTGACAGGATGTTGAGACCGCGCAAATAGACATCGTCGCCATTCTCCGGCTCGATGCCCATCTCGCGCTTGGCCGCTGCAACAGTCATCCATCCCCCCTGCACGGCAGTATTTAGGCGTGTGACGAGCGCATTGCGGTCATCGGCGAGTGCTGCAACATCGGAGCGATCAAAGCGCACGCGCAGATTGTTCGACCGCCTGAACAGCGGCAACAGTGCATTGTTGATCTCGCCCTGGATGTTCTCCTGGATCGGGATGATGCCGTTGAGCCACGCCAGCTCGCGCATCTCGCCCATCGTCGCGCCGACCTTGGTCTGCTGTAGACCGGCGGAGAAACCGACGACAGCAGCGGGGATGCCGAGCAGAGCACAGACGCGTTCCTCGAAGCGATCCGTCGCGGCGGTCAGGTCCATCTCGCGTGGGGACCAAGACACGCGATCGACCTTGGTCTTGGCTGACGCCACCAGCGGCTTACCCCGATTGCTGCCACCGAACTCACGCTCGATGTAGTTCTTGAACTCCTGCATATCGTCCTCGCCGACTTCGACATCACCATCGGGCGAGATCACGAGCCCGGGCATGCCCTGGTTGCGCAGCATGGAGGCAATGAACTCCTCGGCCTCCATGTCCGCCCATATCGCACGGATGGCCGAATGCACGGGCGAGACACCCTTGCGCGGGTTGTGCGGATTAACGCCGTGGCGGATGTGGACGACATCGTCGACCTCAAGGCGCTTCTTCTCGCCGCCGACGCGGTACTCGTAGTGGCTAATGAACTCCGAGCCACCGTCCGGCCACTTCGGCGTCACCAGCCAGTGCGGCAGCCACCACAGGCGCGCGGGCTGGCCGGCACCATTGCGCACGATCGCCCAGTAGGCGTTACCGTCCGTGAGGTAGGAGAACACCGTGGCGTGCAGGAGATGGGCGCCGGAATAGTGCGGGTTCGGCCGTTCCAGAAGCTTTGCCGCTGCATGCTCGGGTACGATCTCGGCCTCGTCCCCACGCAGGCGATCGACGATCAGTGGCGCCTCGATGATAGCACGCTGCACCCACTGGATCGGCGCCATGAGCACCGACGACGACACGCCCGTGCCAACGCGCGAATGGTAGTCGAACTCGCCGCTATCGTGATCGCCGCCAGCGTGGAACAGCCGATACAGGTGGTGAACAGCGGAACTGGGATGAACCATCTCGCGCAGGCGCTTGAATCTCACAGGGGTCTCCAGCGTTGCTTTTGCTGCACCATCAGGTCCGTCATCGCCCACACAAACGCATCAAGGCGGTCAGGGCTGTCGCCGCTGCCGTCGTACGTGCACAGCTCGTCCTCGAGTTCGGGGTGGCTGCCATAGTGATGAACGCGCCCTTGCTCGGACAGTGCCGACACCGGCTCGGCTCGCGCGATCTTGCCACGGCTGGCATGCACCATGCGAATCGGCAGATCCTTCGCCTCGCTCCTGAGGGTGTGAGAGACCATCTCGCCGCCCTGGTTTTTCTCAGCGATCACCCGATCCGCCTCCCAGTCGTCGAATGCGCGATGGACTGCACGCGCCCACTGTGCGGGTGTACCCCGCATACTGTAGTCCGCCAATACCACACCATTATCCGACGTGTCCACCCCGCAGACGACGATGCCGGTATGGTCAGCAGTCTCGGACGAGCTGCCCGCCGGGTCAACGCCGACCACAATGCGCCGCAGATCGGGTAGGTCAGTAATGCGTGCAGCCTCGATCTGCGCACGCGACCAGAGTGCGCCCTCGACATCTTCGAGCAGCTCGGCATCGAGTTCCTGGCGCCCAACCCGCGTGCCTTCATAGCGCGACATGATCTCGCGGCGGAACGTCGAGGACAGGTTGTCCAGGTTGTCCGCAGTACGCCCACGCGTGAGCACGACGTCCTTGCCCTCGCGAGCAACGAGATCGCGGATCAGCTTGATCGGCTTCGGCGTCGTCGTCACCAGCGCCCGAGCACGGCCTAGGCGCAGGCCGAACATGAGGTTATCCCAGGCATCCTGAGCGTGACGCCACACAGCCAGCTCATCGCACCAGGCAAATGCGTGCTGGGGTCCACGCAGGCGATCGGGCTCGTCAGCAGAGAACAGAGTAGCGCTCGCACCGTTCGGCCACACGACACGGCGCTTGGACGGCTCGTAGTGCGGGCGCTCACGCTGCGGGTAGATCGACAGCAAGCCCGACTCGCCCTCGACCATGGTGTCGCGTGCGTCCGCTGCGGTCGGTGCTACCAGTGCCACCCTGCGCGCGCCGGCATCGACGCGCTCGCGTATCCATTCGGCGCCAACGCGTGTCTTGCCCCAGCCCCGGCCGGCCATCGCTAGCCAGATCGACCACCACTGTCCATCGGGCTCGACCTGTTCGGGACGTGCCCACTCGCGCCATGCGCAAAGCAGGGCCTCGGCCTGCGATTCGGTGAGTCCATCGATCGCGCGCTGAATCTCTGCGGGATTGGCACCAGCCAGATCACGCAGGGCGGTCGTCACGCTTCGTCCTCATCAGGGTCGTTCGGCCCCCCCGTAAGTCGCTTGAGCAGTTCGCTCTTGGCACCAGCTATCTCGATCGGTCCGCCTTCTGGTCCGCTGATTTCGTGCGCCTGCGTCTCGCGCCACCCCGCCTTGGTCTTGAGCCAGAATATCTGCGCTGCGGTGGTGTTGTGCTCGACGGCGTTCTTGTACAGCGATTGCGCCACCTTGGCGTTTGCCTCTGCCGCCGCTGTGTCGATCTCTTGCCGAAAGTGTTTGGACAGGGTTTTGCGGTCCACGCCGATCACCTTGGCGATGTCCTCCAGCGGAACGCCATAGGCGACCATCGCGCGCACGGTGCGGCGCTGCTCGTCCGTCGGCTCAAATTGGGGGCGTCCGCCTTTGTTAGGCGCTCTCGTTTGCGATGTCATCGAATTTCCGTCCGTCGCCTTCTAGGCTCGCCTGCTTGCCGGTGAAGCCCTGCCACCGCTTCACTATCACGTCGCAGTATGCCGGATCAAGCTCCATACCATATACAGGTCGCCCCTCCTTCTCACCCGCGATCAACGTGGTCCCGCTGCCGAGGAACGGGTCATAAACCGGCTGACCGGGTGCGGAGTTGTTGACGATCGGGCGTCGCATGCACTCGACAGGCTTCTGGGTGCTGTGGCCTGTCTCGGACTTCACCGGCTTGTCGATCTGCCAAAGCGTGCTTTCCTTACGGCTACCCTGCCAATGGCCATTGTTCTTTACCGCATACCAACAGGGTTCGTGCATCCAATGGTAATGCCCCCGCCCTGGAACTAGCTTATGTTTTGCCCAAATGATCTGCGCCCGAAGATCGAATCCGCATGCCTCAAGATTCGAAGCGACCAGCGGTGCGTTCATTGCACCATGCCAAACGTAAGCAACGTCGCCGGGAAATAACGACCAAGCATCCGTCCAGTCTGCTCGGTCATCATAAGTAACCTTGCCTGTTGCGCGGCTACCGCTACCAACGCCGCCCTTCCCTGATTTATCACCGTTGCGCCAGTCCGCATCATAGTTCACCCCATACGGCGGATCCGTCACCATCAGGTGCGGCTGCACCCCGTTCAGCAGCGCCGCCACGTCGTCCGCGCTTGTGCTATCCCCGCAGTGGACACGGTGGTTGCCGAGCAGCCAGGTATCGCCCACCTCCGTTGTGGCCTTCTCCTGCGCTTCCGGCGCGTCGTCCTCGTCCGTAAGCCCTTCGCTGGCATCATTGAGCGCCAGCAGGCGCTCGATCTCGTCGTCCTCGAAGCCCATGACGCCGAGGTCGAAACCCTCGTCATTCAACGCCCCGAGTTCTAGGCCAAGCAGGTTGCTGTCCCACCCCGCGTTCTCAGCCAGCTTGTTATCAGCGATGATATAGGCGCGCTTCTGCTGGTCCGTTAGGTGCGACAATTCGATGCAAGGCACTGTGTCCGCGCCCAGCTTGCGCGCCGCCAGCACCCGCCCGTGTCCCGCGATAATCCCGTTCGCCCCGTCCACAAGCACCGGATTGGTCCAGCCAAACTCGCGGATGCTCGCAGCAATCTGCGCCAACTGTTCGTCCGAATGCGTGCGGGCGTTGTTCGCGTATGGAATCAGATCCGCAATCGCCCGCTGCTCGATGGTTTCGGGCTCGGTCATGTCTTTATAACGGGGAAAAAGGGACTCATCCCGCGATAGTAACCAAAAAAAAGCCCGACACCAATGGCCGGGCGAAACCACCTGAAGGCGCCGCGCGTCAGCGGGGAGGGACCGACGCGCGGCTGGTGGGACCTGGCCGCCCACCTCGGCGTGCGATTCCAGTCTGCCCTAGGGCGATGGCTGACGCAAGGACAGCCGCCACACGGTACGCGCGTGGCGCCGTGCGGACTCGCGATAGGCCTCGGGCACGTCGGCGAGCCTGCGCTGTACCTCGTCGGCATCCAGGGCGGCGGCCGGCTCGGTGAGCCAGGCGTTGTACTCGGCCTGGGTCATAACGTGCAAGTCCGACAGGTGGACTGGCGAAACAGATCCATCTGATCGGCGCCCTTGGGCACGTAGCCCAACTCGAACATGCGGCGCATGTCGCGCAGATAGGCCGGCCACGAGTCGCGGTGACAGGCCACATAGGTAAAGCCTGCCTTTTGCTTGAGCACGTGCACCTTGTTGCCGTCATCATCAAATCCAAACACCGGCATCCGGTAGGTATGACCGATCCGTGCTTCCTCGGCCTCCGCAGCGGCGAAATGGTCGGGATGATACTTCCACAGACGCCACCATTCACTGATAGTCTGATAAAAGCAGCGCCCACAGTCTGTGCGCTCCGGGATCTCGACGCCGCGCTCATAGAGATAATTCATCACGTCGCCAATGGTCCAGCCCCAATCCTGCATCGGGTAGCGTTGCGTAACCCCGCCGGGCGCTGCGAGCGCGACATCCGATCCGTGCTTGGCGAAATCCATGCCCTCTCGCCCTTTTTCGTCGACACGTAGTCCCACATATGACACTGCTGGCATGCAGTTGGCCAGATGGCGCTTATAGGGCTCAAGCTTGAGCTTGCGGGTACAGTGGCGGCGCTGGAAGTTCGGCAAGCAGGCCTCCTGGGCATTCGACGCCTCAAGGGTCTGGGTAACCAGCGGCACGATCGGCTGTTCCAGCAGCTCGGCCAGTCGCCGCCAATGGTCAAACATCTCCGGCAGCTCGTCGCCCGTCGGGGTGCAAACAAACTGGTAAAACATATCGGGATAGAGCTCGCGTAGGCGTAGTGCCATCGCTGTCGAGTCCTTGCCACCGGACAGCGACACGATGTGGGCATAGCCATCTGCGTCTCGGGTTGGTTCAAGCATTGTGTTCTCTCACTAAACGTTCCAGTGGCCTTGGGTCATGGTTGTTTTGCCCTGGGTCATGGCGCCCTGACAATCTCGATGACGCTATCGGCCCTGGCCCCGTCGACGGGCTCGACCGCGAGCGTATTGCCGAGGACGACGAGCGCATGGTCGAGTCCGGTATCGTCTGCCGCACGTTCGGCCCGTTGCAGCATCCAGAGGATGTGTTCGCGGGTGAGGTCGGTCATGGAGTGTCCGTCAGTCACTGCGCTTGCTCTGTGTCTGCGCCATCACGCGATCGCGCTGCGCCCACGGATCCTCGTCATACTCCGCCAGCCGCATCCGGATCAGGTCGGCCCGGTCGGCGGTGATCGAGCGCTCGCCGTTGAGCAACCGCCAGAGCATGGTGCGGTCGATGCGCAGAACGCGGGCCGAGTCTTTGGTGCGCAGGCCGCGCGCGTCGAGCAGGGATTGGAGGTCGCTGGGAGTCATTCTTCTTTTTCCGCCTTCTGGGCCAGTTCACGACACTCCGCTATCGTGTAACGCCGCCCGGTTGAGCCATCGCGCAACACTGTCGCATATCGGGATCGCCGACACTTTCCTCCAGCCGTCGCCATCACTACCATTCACCGCGCTTGATCTGACGCTCGATCATTTCCTCGACCAGGTTGGACACTTCGAGCTCGACATCTTCCTCGGCCTCGGCGTGTTTTCCGGTAACCCGGCTGATGGTGTAGCCGCCAAATGGTGCGTTTTTATCCATCATGCGGCATGCGGCGCTGTAGATGGTGCGATGGCCGCGTTCATGTCCGCCTGCGATGTTGGTTGTGTAGATCATTTCCAGCCCTCCGGGTGCTTTCGTTGACTGCGGGGACCATTCTACAGATGCAGTTGCCCGAGTCAACCCCTGTCCAGCCCGATTTCTATTTACAAAATACTGATGTCGTGTAAATAGAGCGGCGGCCCTGAAAACTACCGCACCTGCCGCCACGTCTCGTAGGTCGCCACCTTGTCGACGGTGCGCAGGTGGACGCCATAGTGCTCGGCCCAGCGCCAGCGCGGCCAGCCCTGGACGTTGGCGCGGATGGCGCGCACGGCGTCGGGTGTGAGGCGGGCCTGTGGTAGTGCATTGCCCCGCAGAGCCGTCTCTCGTGCTCTCTGCGCCCATTCTGCGCGTGACTGGTGGGTATACGAGGGGTGGGCGCGTTCGCGCCTGTGTGCGGCTGTGTGGCGGTTGGTGGGCAT